TGTTAACTCCTGAAGTAAAGTTTGATATACTATCCAGGGGATTATAAACCTAAAACCCTAAGCTTTCGAGGTTCTATCTATTTTCGTTAGAGCAGATACGCCTAGGATATCGAATTTCACCGCTCCTAAATTTTCGAGGCACCCGAGTTCCATTCCGGCTATCTTTCCGCCCCCCTTCGTTTCCTTTACTAGAGGTACGATACTGTCGACTCTTGTCGATGCCACAACAACTCCAGCGGCGTGTTTGCCCTGGCTCTTGAAAGGTCCCTCAATCCTCAGTGCTTGAGCGAAATCTCTAGCGAAGTCACCCTTCAGTTCTCCATCTTCTTCCCAACAGTACTCCTTGAGAGCATCCGGGTCGTTTTCCAAAGCCCATCTAATGACAGAAGGTTCGTCCATTTCTTCTAATTTATCAGAGATTGCAGCTTCTTGGGGGATTTTATTAGTTATCTCGTTCATCTGATCGAAGCCGCAGCTATCGTTTACTCGCAGCACTTCCTTCAGTGCCGATCTACCCTGTAGTCTACCAAATGTTAACATCTGGCAAACTTTATCGTCTCCGTATTTTTCCTTGAGGTAGGTAATTACGTTCTCTCGTTCTTCCGGGGGAAAGTCAATATCAATATCCGGAAGCGAGCCTTTACGTGCAGAGTTAAAGAACCTAGAAAAGATAAGGCCATACTTAACGGGATCAATCAGTGTAATACCCACAAGATAAGAAACAAGACATCCTGCGGCACTTCCTCGTCCCGGACCAACCAGCACGCCCCTACTGCGAAACTCTCTAACATAATCGGCAACAATTAAGAAGTATCCGGCAAGGTCCCCATCCTCAATAACTTCAAGCTCTTGTAGAACCCTGTCCCTATATCTTTCAAGGTCTTCCTTTTTATCAACAACCCCGGTTGGTTTCAGTACGTCACTCCAGCCATCACGGCAGAGTTGTTTAAGTTGCTCAATCTGGGATACGTTATTTACGGTTTCTACCTGTGGTAGATTAGGGGCTGAAAGAATAGTGTAATCATCGCACCTGTTATTGATCTTGCCCACGTTCAACACGTGTTTTTTGTCGTATACCTTAAGCTCTTTCTTGCTGGGGATATAGTATTTACTACTACGGAAAAATCGGGAGTACTTAAAGTTATCTTCCTTCTCAAGAGCTACGTCGATCTTGCTGAGAGTGGTCTTCATTTTAGAACATAATACAACCCTGTGGTCCCTAGCGTCTTTTGCTTCCCCGTAATAGATATTTGCTCCAGCAATAATATTATCAAAACCTAGACTATGCGCCACTGAAATGACGCAGTTGGAGACAAGCTTGGTTGCCGAAAATAGTTCTGAGTCCAGATTGTTTACTTCAAGAAAATAGTCTTCACCAAACTTCTCTCGAAATTTTGAGATATGTAAAACACAATCCTTTTCGTACTGTCTCTTTAGGCATGATCCAGCATCGTCATACTCCGACGCCGTGTAGATGCAGTGATGGTCTTCGATCATTTCATCAAAAAGGACGCTACCTACATAACCGTCTATGCAGATAAAATTATCATCAACCATATCAAATAGATCGTCAATGCCTATTGCCGGATGTTTTTTGAAGTTTTCTACATCATTGCAGACAGAAACTATGTGTAGAAGTTTCTTCCAGGCTTCAATGTTTTTACATATAAGGGTAACAGTTGAGTTACGTGAGGTGCTAATCGGTATCTCACAACCCAAGATAGGCTTTATATCGTTATCCTTGCATTCCTGCATAAACTTCACTGCTCCTGAAATTGAGGCGAAGTCTGTCATTGCTGCGGCACTATAGCCTAGCTCTTTGCAGATTCTAACTATATTCTTTGGCTTCAGCGTTGACTGAAGCAATGAGTAATGAGAGTGAATTCTAGTAGGGAACCACATCATTATTTATCCACCTTTGAAATTTCATGTGCCATCATGCATAAATTAGCTAGGAAGTAACAGAACCACAATCCGGAATGCGGTATATCACCCTGCCTAAAATTATCAACAGCAGTTATAAGATAGCACACAGAGGCTATGCCGATAAAATAGAGTCCCAATGCACTAGTCCTTTTTCTTGAGCTTTAAAAACAAATAAGCCAATATAATAGCGGTAATGCATAAGGTAACGACATAACTAATCGGATCGTTCTCCAAGGTTACTTTTGCTCCGGAGTATTCCACGGTGGCTTCTTGTGCTAGTACTTTTATCATCGTAATATTATATCCCTATTGCGAACAAAAATCAAGGCCAATCTAGAAATTTTCTAAGTAAACGTAGATGTCTTGTCGCGCTTATTCGGTTTTTTTATCCTCGTCTGACAATACGCCCCCGCCGCTTCCATATTTTGAAATATGCTCAAGTCCTTTACCGTATTCTGCGACGACCTTGTTGATGCCCTTTTTTCGTACCTCGTCCTGTATGTGATGGCAGACGCTTTTGCCTGTGTTTTTGTACTCTTCGATGAACGCACAGAGGTACTTACACTTGAATGACCTATGTTCCTGAGATAGAAGCTTCGGCCTTTCCACACTCTTTATGTATTCAAACTTCTGCCGAAGCATGTTCTCGGCTTTTTCGTAGTCCGATTCATCAAAAACTATGTCGAAACATCCACCTTTAACTTCCTGTCCATCTATCTTACTGTCGTTGATGTAGTAAATCGATACATAAAACTCATAGTCGGGAAACATGTTTTTAAGAGCGTAGTAGTACAAAAGAAGCTGAACGTCCTTTTCCAGCTTTGCTTGGGTCTTTATATCGCCGGATGCCCAATCTATTCGCTTACCAGTTTTATAATCCAATATTTGAAAATACTTTTCGTCATGCTTAACAATAACATCGACAGTGCCTTTAATAGAAAGGTTTCCCTCAATCACCTCGCCATCAACATCATATCGGTATTTAGCCCAAGGCTTCTTGATTTCAATATCGAAAAACTGCTCTACCGCAAAGATGTCCTGGTTTCGCGGGTCCATTTCACCATCCCTGTAGGCCAGGGCCTTCAAGAACCAATCATGGCACTGCTTGTAGACCTTCGGGGTGAATTTTGCCGACAGCTCGGGAACGTGCTTAGAGTAATAATCATAGCACATCTTACTGATGAACTCAAGGTCTTCCAACTGCTTAAATGTATGATTAAAGATTTCATCCTTGACTTTTCGCTTACCCTCTCTCTTGGCGATAAGAACATTTCCCAAAGTCTCCATACACTTATGGACAACTGTTCCCATTGTTGCTTTAAGATTTTGCTTGTCCTTCATGCCTAGATTATAGGTGAGGAAATATTTTTGCTCACAGAAAGAGAGCGTCCCAATTGACGATGACCGGTGATAGCAGACTAGCATATTAGTTAATCCTTATTTATTATGTAGTTAATTATTAGTCGAACATTCTACGGCGCTCAATATCGTCTTCGCTAGAGTCTCCTAGCCACGTCTCGATGACCACCACATTCTCCCGTCCAAGATTGTGAGGCCTATGCCAGCATCCTTGGGGGATATAAAAATCTTCAACGCCATCCGACACCATTTTTTTTGGTGGAAGACCGGGTCTCTGAAAATCTATACGCAGAGTCCCCTTAATTACCAACCAGTGTTCAGACCTATTAAAGTGTCTCTGGTCTGACAGGGTTTTCCCTGGAAAGATGGTGAGTTCTTTTACCGTAAACCCATCCCCTTTGTGCAGGACCTTGTAGTGTCCCCACTTGCGATCAACTTGTTCAGACATTCCGCTTTTCCTTATAGGTTCCTAGGGAGGATTCCCCAATCGTATAGATGTTTAATAACTGATTCGTTTTGTTCTTCGATGCCCATGTTTGCGTTATCAATAATCGCATCACACACATCTTTGTTTTTTGATGCTTGTTCGCTCTCATGACCGTCTGAGGACCCTTCGTTTCTTGTAAAATACAAGACTTTTCCGCCCTCTTTGTGGACCGCTTCGATTTCGTTCTTGAATCTACAATCCCCAATAGCGGCAACCTCAGCCCCTTCTGCTTTGATCTGGTCAATAGTGGGGTTGATATGCGCCCCATCATTCATTTTGCGACAGACGTTTGTACCAAAAAATTGCATAAACTCGCGGGCAGTCATTGGGCCTGCGGCGAAACCGTCAGTAATCCCTGGCATGTCTTCCCAAGACATAGATGTTAGACTATTCTTTTGATCGTCAGTACCATGACACTGTTCTTTTGTTAGTCCAAACATCCCCATGCAGATTCGCTTTAGTGGGTCCGCAAAGTTATAGCCTTTAATCAATGGCCAAAAGGTACTAGCCGCATAAGTAATGAACGCCTCATCTTCCTGAGTCAGGTCGAAGACCCCCATTCTTTCAAATTTTTTATTATTTTCCCCATGATACTCAGCATTGACTACGAGCCTGCCATGTTCATCAATAAAGAACTTCTTGATTATTCCATGACTAAGCATCACGTGACCGTGAAGATAGTTTAGGGCGGTAGTCTTTCCCGATTGTTTTGACCCACTCAGGGCAATGAGATTTCCCATTATACATTCTTTCCTAATTGTGGGATTACCACGGTTTTAATTTGTTCTAATGAAAGTTCCCCCGCGTCTTTCGTCGGGAAAACAACGGGTTTTACATTAAATGTGTGAGCAAAATTGTCTAGGATCTTCTTTGTTCCCTTCTTGCCCGCTTCGTCATTGTCTAGCATGAGAAAAATATTATCAACCGCAGCTCTCTCCAAAAGGATGCTCTGGTCGTCACTAAGATCACAACCAAAAATTCCAACACAGTTAATAATGCCCGCATCATAAAGCTTTACTACATCCCCCTGCCCCTCGACTAGTACGGCAGAGTTGGTTCTCTTCATTTTGTCGAAGGCCTTATTGTAGTTAAACAAGTGCTTACCGGAAGAAAACCCCTTGCTGAACTTCCACTTCTCTCTTGGGTTGTCCTCTGTTGATCTGCCTACAACTCCAACGACCTCGCTATTTGTAGTATCTCCAGATCTGAATATTGGAAACACGCTTCTTTTGTACATGGGTTTCTTGGGGTTGTTGCACATTCCTATACTAAACTCTTCAAGAACCTCTCTTGAAAACCCCCTACTTAAAAAGTAAGGACAGGGAATACTTAGTTCAGATGTTAATCGACCCCTTTTGCATATAACGTCACTGGATTTTTTAGAAAAGAAAACCTTGTCTATATTATTCCTATTGGTATTCATTTCTAGATTTGTATCAATAGAAATTGTGGATTCTATATACTCTATTGTATCCATAAAGGTGACACTCTCGTCACGAATTCTGGTTAGAATGCCTTGAATTAACCCAATTGGATCGTTGTGATATCTCTCATGACATTTTTGTGTATTGCAAAACCAACTACCAAACCATTCAGAATGTGGGTCAACATTGACATTCCAAGCCCCTTCATTATCTCCAGCATGAACGGGGCATGAGGTGGTTAGTCTGTCTTGCTCATCAAAAAAGTTGACTTCCAGATGGTTCAACAAATCCCTCATCTGATTTGCTGCTGACATCTTGATCTGGTGTTTCCTCAAATCCTGTTTTGAGGAGTTTACTTGCTCTTTCTGCATCTTTCTTAACCCCTATTTCTTCAAGTCTTGATCTATCGCCAGTCATTCGCATGTAAATACTTCCGCCCTCAAGCCCTGGTCCATGACGGGAGACAACGGGGATTAGTCTCCTGTTGATGTTTTTGGCTATTGACGACTCTTCCTGTATCTCTTCTTCGTTTCTAATCTTAAAGATGGAGAATGAAGTACAAAGCCAGATAAGTCTGTCCGAACCAGATACCGCATCTTCTGTTTCCTTGGTGATACCGTCCCTATTAAGCTGAGCAAATGAAAGACATGGGACCTGATATTCGACACAGAAGTTATGCAACTGCGTAATCTGAAAACCAAGAGCCTGAAATTCCGCCACGTTATTGAGACTGTTTGTATCCATGATCTTAAGATAGTCATAAACCAGAAGACAGTCTCTCATCTTGCCTTCTTCGTTATACCCCACATGCTTCAATAACCACCTACGGCAGATTCCTAGAATTTCATCAAAGGGCTTTCCTGCGACACTAATGAAGTGATAGGGAACGCTCTTGATTTTCTCCCTAGCTTTATCAAAAGCCTTGACCTTATTCGGGTCACTAGAGAAGCTTCCGGAATTAATCTCATCCAAAGGAATATCAGAGAAGTTAGCTAGGAGTCTAGTCCAGTGATCTTCGTCGCTCATTTCTGTATCAAGAACAAGTACTGGAATGCCCCTACTAGTAATGTTCATTGTTATGTTATCAACGAGAGTACTCTTACCCGTTTTAGCCCTGGCTCCAATAAGGTCCACACATCCAGGCCGGAACCCTCCACCAATAGCCGCATCATAACATGGGAACCCACTGCTAATCCCAGGGGATTTAATGTCTCCAGATTTTAGCTCGTCTGCGAACTCATCAAGACCTTCGCCAATCAACTTTGTGGAACTATGGTCCTCCGTTAAATAGCTCTGGCAGATGCTTTGGATTTGAGCCTCTGGGATTGCAACAATCTCAGTGATACTTTCGTCGCCATCGATCTTGTTTAGATTGAGGTAAATTTCTCTTAGTTCGCCCTGAATATCCCTAGCTAGCTGCAACCTCCGAACCTTTGCTGCGTGAGGTCTAACGTTATCGATATGAACATTGTAGTTCATTAGGTGATTAACGTGCTTGAGCGTGTTGGTTTCGTTGATGTAGTCAGACAGACTAAGCTGACTTGCGGCAGAAAGGATAGAGGTTAAGTCAATGTTTTCAGATGTCTCAAATGCCTTACATAGGCACTTATAGATAACCTTATTCTGATCAACCGAGAAACTTTCTTCCACAAGTAGAGACTGAACATCGACATAGCACTCAGAACCATGCTGGATAAGACCACTAAGGACAGCCTTTTCCGAAGCGACATTACTTAGCGTTTGGGCATTTTTGTCCGAGTTTGATGAGGTCACAGTAATATGGCTCCTTCTTAAACATTGGGTCTACTGAAATAGTCTTTTTGCAATCTTGACAGAATACTTCCGATTGTTTGTGCGCCCTTCGGGTCCTAGCCACTGGCTTTACCGCGTCATTGATCTTATCATACCCTTCTTCATCGTCAATTTCAAGCCCTGGACTGAACTTATTTTCAAAAGCTGAACTTTTTTTCTGTTCTAATGACGATTCGTCATTGCTAGGGACTTTTGCTGCGGACTTATTCATTGTGAAGTCAAGGTCGAAATCTCTGATGGGTGCTGAGATATCCTCAGGTGGCGTTGGGACATCTTCTATTGGAATACAGGAGAAAATATTCCCGGATATAGAATAAAGTTCTGAACTCAAAGATAAAAACTCAGGACCTTCTTGCTCACCATCTTTGCCCGTATAACTCCCGCAACTGCCTGAACACCCAGCGGGGAATTGGGCGACCTCTCCGGTAATCAGAACAAAAGCTTCTTCTATTGCGCTTCTATCGTTTGTCTCAATACCTGATTTAAGTCTAATTAATCCTTGTAGTAACTTCATCTTTTTCTTCCTATCGTATATAGTAGATCAACCTGTTTTTCAAGAGGGGCGATCTTGCCGTCAAACAAACTAACAACCGTCTCTATTTTTCGCTTTAGTTGTCTTAGTTTCTTAAGTAGGGGGACCTGTTCGCAAATTAGCTGCTCTTTTGATGAGTTGGACGTGTATTCAGGAAACTTCATCTTTCCTGGGGCTAGGTAATAACCCATACCATCCTCGTAAGGCCAGGATACATTATTAAGAATTGCCGTTTGTCTATTTAGCTCCGATCTTAGTTTGGAAACATGTCCAGTTATTAGATAGGCGTTATGGAGTATCTGCTCCCCCGTCATTTCCGATAGTTCCTCACCACCAAGATTGACGGCGCTGTATATCTCCGGTGGGGTTACTGCAAGATCTAGGTTATTAGCCATTTCATATCGGGTAATTAACGTCTCTATGGCATCCAATATCTCCCTGTCTTCTTCGTTTATTTCATATCGTTTATTAAAGTTTTCCATGTCTCGTCCTTGTCAAAAGGCAATACTACCATATCAAGTTCGTTTAGTTCGCACCACTCTATCTTTTTCTTGTCTCTTCTTTTGGATTTTATGAAATCCATTTTGGTTTTATGAAAGAAAGAACAGAATTCATAATGCTGTCTTCCGTGTACCTCAACCATTAAGAACATCTTGGGCAAGAAGAAGTCAGCATATAGTATTCCCGTTGTTTGAGTCCTAGAGCCGGGAAGTGTAACCTCTTCGTATATTTGCTCATAAGGAAGGAGTTCCTTTAGTAGGTCCCTAGCCTTTAGGTGGTGTGATGACTTATTTTTCGTTCTCCTTGAGTTATACCTATGCTTTTTAAAAGAGAGGTCGTGGTCCCTTCCGTCGAAGCCGAGTACTTTCATGTGAGAAACACCTTCATTTCCTTTTCTAGTAAGTCCATTACGTTTGGGTTTTCTTCAATGTAGTTATAGAGTTTAGAAACCCCCTGGAACTTATACTTCTTTTCCGTGTAATCATCGTCGTGATTTTTCATAAATGGTAGTGCGTACCAGGCCCCGGCTTTATCTACTACATCAAAAGCCTCTGCCAGTTCAATCATTTCCTGAACCCCGTCCAACCCTCTGTTATAACGGAAGTAGCCAACAGCCTCTGTACCAGAAGCCCCAAGTGATGAAGTCTTAATGGTCCAAGTAATGATCTGACCAATCTTAGAACCGTCAACAAGCCAAGGATCGCTTCTCTTGACTTCTATCTGAGTATCTGCTTGGTACTGAATCTTAATACCACCATCGGCCACATTCTTTTTGCCGTAACCAGAAGTATTAGCGATTAGATGACCAATAAGAACGACAACATTACGAGTTCTCGGAATAACCTGCCCCATACGCCTAGTGAAGTCACCAAGAATTTTAGGTAGTCCGGGTCTACGTTCCCCATCAACCATCGTCTCAATGTCTCTTTTGGGAATCAAAGAGGAAACGGAGTCAATGACAACCACTGCCCCAGCGTTCTCTGGCTGCTGAATCATGGTCTCTAGGATGGTGAGAAACTCTTCTGCGCTCAGGATACTTCCTTCCGGGGCGCGAATCATTTCCATATTGTCAAGATCAAGTCCGTCAATACCGCCAAGGTTATGCTTCTTCATACGTCCTTCAGCGTCCAGGTAGATAACCTTACGTCCTTCCTGTTGGGCATTAGCACAAATCTGAAGAACGGTGCTCGTCTTACCAGTCTTTGGCATACCGATTACACTAACCCAAGAACCTTCTTGGATTCCGCCATTAAGTGAGAAGTCCAGTGCGGGACTAACCTTAATGTTTTTCAGGTTGTTCTTTTCTTCGTATATCTCAGACGCTTTGAAGATACATTTTCCGATGTCCTTGCGCAACTTTTTCAGTTGTGCTTCTTTGTCTTTAGCTGCCATTTATAATTGACTCCACAGGTTCTTCTTACCTGTTTTCTTTCTTTTGGGTAGGATGTCCTCTTTTTTAGACTCTTCAAACACAGAGTCTTTTATTTGAGACTGCATCCGTTCTATGATGGGGATTAGCTTTTTGTTTGTTAGCGACAAGATATACTTCGCATCCTTTGAGTCCAATGCTCTGCATATTGCCAGCATTGAATATTTCTTCAGTAAACGATTTGCTGCAACAATCTGTCCTGTGTAGGGACCCTTGTATTTTGCCATCTTCCAGAACTTGTCGGGAAGTTTTCCCTCGTTGTTCTTCTCTGCTCTTTTCTGAAAGATTTTTTCACAAATCTTGTTACCGTCTGTTATCTTATCGTCATCATTAAAAGCGCCAAATTTACTATCGTATTTTTTGGGTGACATTTTTATACAGATCGCTTTTCATTCCTGATTTTTTTGATGAGTCTCCAACCTGGGAAGCTGCCGGTGTCATGATTACAACCCCCCGTTCTCGATTATGAATCATAAGTTCGTCAACAGTCTGCTTTTTAATTTCGGATGTTGAAGTCTTTGGCTCTACCTTTTCTTCTTCTTTCTTTGTTTCTCTGGCTTGCTTTTTTTGGTATCTAACGATAGCGTCTTCTGGGGCACCAACATCCTTCGACAACTGAGCAATGTCCATATCTTGGTTCTGATCGATATAAAACTTCTGGGCCTTACTCATTCTCACCCTGCTTGTTACCTTCTTAGACATAGGTATTTCTCTCCGCTATTGTTAGGAATCTTCTTTGTTTTGTTTTCAGATATTTAATGTAGGCCTCAAAAGAGTCCTTCGTTACTTTTTTGAATCTACAGTCTCGTAACCTTCTAAGACCCGAATCTTCCCCCCAGGGGTCTACCATCGTATTGATCTTAAAAAGAATGTGATAACTTAAAGTACTAATCTGATCGGAAGTTTTAGTTACTTCCTTTGCTAGAGCATGAACGGAACCAGTGTCATCAACACATATCGAACCATTTCTGTCGTAATAGACCTCATCGTAAGAAATGGGTCTTAAAAAATCATCCATTGTCAATAAACCTTTCTTTTTGAGTGTCAGACATTTTACCCACACGTTTAATTTCTTCTCTGTGGGATTTAAGTCCTTGATTGACCTGTTCCTGCTTTATTGCCTCTCGTTCCTCAATCCCTGACTTGCCCATTTTCTTGGAGTTTCTTTCGGCTAACTGTCCGAGAGTGGTCGCGTCCCCCCTAACAAAAGGCTCAACACCTCCGAAGATAACCCGTTCCAGAGTCATTTTTTTACATCTTGGACATTTTTTCTTTGGCGGGTCGTTGATGCTCTGCTGAATATCCTCCCATGAAAAACCGCAACAATTACACCCGTAGTCATACTTTGGCATTTTAAACCTCTAGTGAAATGTTCGAATAAAGGGTCCGTACCCTATTATATCCCAGACAAAAACAAAAATCAAGGTATTTTTATCGCTTTCGTGGTGCTTTGTCAGAATTCTATCGCAAAAACCAATCCGAGACAGAAAATAAAAACCTGGCTGTGTGCGCAGCCAGGCATAAAACGATCAAAACTTCAAAACAAAAAACTAGCGTAATTAAAGGATACGTCAATACTCGTTTTATAATGGATGAATATCCTTTTCCACCAATTCGCATTCTACCACCTTTAACTCAGAGAACGTTATCCTATCTGACTTGTCTAGTCTTCTATTCTTTCTGTTTATGGACTGCTTTGCTGCTGACTTTGCCCCCTTTAGAGTTTTATAGCACCAAGTTTTTTTTCGGGTTTCCAGAGGTACGCCTTCTGCGTCCTCGACAAAAAATATTCTATTCATTTTCTAGCGCCACCAAAATAGATTTAATGATATCGTTTCTTTGAATGTCTGAGTTACTAAACTCACAAACCCCAACTCCGTTTATTTCCCTAAGCCTGTCAACGCATATCCTTAACCCACTTCCCCCTTTGAGGTCGGTCTGTTTTACGTCACCATTTATTATAACTTTACTATTCTGTCCTATTCTCGTTATGAACATTTTTATCTGCTCAAGAGTACAGTTCTGTGCTTCATCCAATATCATATAGGCGTTATGAAAGCTAGCTCCTCTCATTAACTCAAGAGGTTCAAACCTTATGATTTCTTCATCGATATACTTATTCAATCTTTCTGAGCCAAGGAAGAACCTTAAGTTTTCTTCCATAGGTTTTAGGTATGGCTTAACCTTGTCCCCTACTTCCCCAGGCACAGACCCAAGACTTTTTCCCGCACAAACCAAAGGTCTAGTAACAATTATTTGTGAGGTTTTATCATGAATCAAATGCTCTGAGGAAACTCCTGCGGCTATAAATGTTTTTCCTGATCCTGATGGTCCGAAGCAAAAGGTTATATCGTTTTCTACTATAGATCTGATATAGTTCTTTTGATTAATCGTTTTAGCAGTTAGAGTTTTTGGGAATTTTTTTATTTCCAGGTCTTTCTCTGTCTGTTTAATTGACGGTCTTCGTTTTGCCATGCTGGTTCTCGCTTAAAAGGAAAAATTATTTGCCACTACTACCAAATCCCTTCTCTCCCCTATCCGTCCCATCCAAAGAATCTACTTCCTGCAACACAAAATGTGGCGCTTCTTGTATAACGATCTGAGCAATACGGTCTCCTTTATTAATAAAATAAACGTTACTCGTCCACTTTTCATGAGATAGGCTATTCGATAGAGCAACCTTGATTTCTCCACGATAGCTAGAGTCAACAACACCCGCGTGTCGATGTACGCCCTTGACGCCCATCCCAGACCTGTCCCAGATAAATCCGGCCCATCCTTCGGGGATAGCCATTGAAACGCCTGTGCTAATCAATACGGTCTCTTCAGGATATATCACAATATCCTCATCTGCGTACAGGTCGTATCCAGCGTCTGTTTCATTGTTTTTTGTTGGGATAGTCGCTGTTGCGGTTAGTTTCTTTACTTCGATTGTTTTTGCTTCTACTGGTGGTATCCACACTGGTCTTTGTCCTTTGTTTTTCCAAAAAGAGTAGGCTTTAGTCATTATCTTGCTCGTTAAAAAATCACCCAGAAACCGCGAAACGTAAAACTTAATTAGCGTAAAACTCATTACCTGGTCCTTTATAGTCTTGTTATATCACAACCAGAAGCCCCAGAGCAGGCAGACTCTCCCTCAAAATTAGTTTTGTCCTCCTTTTCCGTAACGTTCTTGAAATCCACTTCTACATATTCACGATTTAGTTCTGTCCATAGTTTGTAGTTATAGACATCTTTCATGCAATAGGTTAACCTCCTAAGGTCTGACTCGAAGTACTTATCCGCAAACTTTTCGCAACGCAGAATCCATTGTCTCTTTGATCCCCCTTTTGGTCTTTTACCGTTACCAATAAGAGAGTCACAGGCCTCCCAGAGATTATCTTCCCATAGCTGCATCGCCTGCTCAATGAGTCCGCTAGCAAACATTGCTCCGTCACCATAGTGAGAGATAATTTTACTAGGAAGGTAAACCGCAGTAAAGGGTGCTTGAGGATAGTCTTTATCCCCCGTAACTGGAAGCAAAGAAATACCACAAAACCATTTTCTGTTTTCGTAGATAAAGCTTTCTACTTCCCTCCATTCATCGGCAGTTACATTTATTGTGTTACTTACGTTATGGATAAGCCAGGGCTGTGTACATAGATGTTTGTTAGTTCCTGACGAAACCCAATTCTGCTGAGTTGACTTAACTGTGCTTAGTAGGTCCAATGCGCTAATTTGGTTCTTAGTTTTTGATCCGTCGGGAACTTCAACGCAGAATGAGATAACATCATCCGTATCGTTAGCTGACCACACAGACTCTTCACAAGCCCTGGGGTTAATGCCTTTGAAGTACTTGTAAATCTCCTCCAGTTTATTTGCTTGTACACGTCTAATATATCGCTTGGCATGATGTGGATGTATTCCGCTAGACGTACCCAGAATACAACTCGCCGTACCCTCTGGCTTAACGCATGTGCATCTAGCGGCTTGATTAATTCCTATCTTTTTGGCTATTTCTTTATTTATCCTTTTGACCATCTTCGCTGCTTCTTTTTGCAGTTCCGGAGAAAGGCATATTTCATGACGTTCCATGATGCCCGTCATAGAAACGCCAATAAGAGCTTCTCGTTCAATGATGGACTTACTAGTGTTTTCAAGATATCCGACATCCGAGAACCCTGCTTGTAGCGTACCGATAATAGCAGCAGCCTTAGCCGCCTCAAAGAAATCATCTACGTCTTTAATCTTGCTACAATTAATTGTTGAGAGGTTACATGCCTGCCAGCCAGACTTACCAGTCTTTTCATCTACGGGCCAAAATGATATTTCAACACAAGGATTCACCAGAAGTTCTGTACTGTCAGACCAAACGAAGCCTGGTTCACCATATTCTTTCACGGACTTCATTAGTTCAGAGAACTGTTCTGGAGTAGTCTCGTCACGAACCAGCAACGCGGAGTTGTTTGATCGCCCCCTCTGTGGATTTTCTACAAACCAGTTTCCAGTCTTGGCTTCAGCCATTTCCTTATCGTCAGGACTAAACACCGCAATAGTAGCTGATCGCCTAACGCCACCAGAAATAACAGCGTCTGAAGAATGCATGATTACGTCGTAGCATTCGATTGGTTTTAGTTTAGACCCACCGTTCTTGACCGCTGACTCAAGAACATCTTTAATTTTATTCAAGGCGAGTCTCAGTGGTTCAGGACCAGGAGCTTTTCCACCATGAGATAGCTTAGTTCCAGCCCCCCTGATAAGTGAGTAGTCAAAACTAATCTTCTTACCCAGGTATTCACTTGCTACATGGCAGTTGTCTCCCCATGTGGGCTTTTTCATATTGACGTAGGAACCAACCAGTACACCTACGGCATCTGACCATCCCTCAATGGAGTCTTCGATCATCCACTTGCGACTACCACCGCGATCCTTTAGGAGTTTTGGCATCTTCGCTACGTGATGTTTCTGTACAGAAAAGCCTGTGCCACAACCGCAAAGCAGTAGGTACATACACTCTTGAAAGAACCTTGGTCTGTCACAGAACGAAGAAATGCAGTTATATAGCCTCATATTATGATCAAGGACTGCTTTTCCACCAAACTGCAAGGCTCGCTGAGAACCAAGAACTCTTCGTTTGCGCATCATGTCATACGCCCACTCAATATCTTCATGCACTTCGGGACAATCCGAGTACTTTTCCATCATCATGCTTTTGACACGATCAACGGTTTCGGACCATGTTTCTCTTCGTTTCTGTTCTGGTAGGTATCTTGCGTATTTTGAGACAAAAGTGTAGTCCTGTAGCGCTTTGATTGACATAAGTGGTTTAGTCCAAGTAAGAGAAGTATTTTTGGTTTTCAGATGATAACGTAACAAGGTCAGCTATTTTAAAGTCTACGTATTCTATTTCCAGTCCGCTTTTTAGTAATAATTTAAGAACCTGCTCTTCTTCTTCAGAGTATGTTTTTATGTTGCCACCATTAGCGGAACCAAGGGGGACATACCATTTCTTTATGTTGTTTTGCCATAGTAACTTAGAGCAATTAAGGCAGGGCATTCTTGTTGAGTAAAGTTCTGCCGATTCTGGTTTGATCGCCATGCTCGCCAGCATATTGGCTTCAGCGTGAACTATGTATTTATACTTGCCTGGGCGCGTTCTGTCAAGACCTTCTTCCTCAACTCCCGAAGGAAACCCGTTATACCCCCTGGCTATCTCAACCTTATCCTTAACTAGGACCGCCCCAACCTTTGACTCAGCATCGTGTGAACGGAAGGACGCTAAGAAGGCAGATGCCATGAAGTACGTGTTCCAGTCTGGTCTCATAAAAACTCCTTGTGGTGAGTCAAACTATATATTCTATTATACCCCAAAACCGGGGACTACCAGAGAAAATTCCAAAATAAAAACCCCGCCTGTCCCAATGATACCAAATAGTATCGTCAGAATCAAGCGGGTTCTTTAATTTTTTTGAGGTTTTAGGGTAGATTAACCAGTCACTTCTTCCATTCCTGGAAGAGCAGGTTGCGAAGGGGTCTCAGCGACGACCTCGTCCTCTTCCTCTTCTTTTCTTCCCCAAGGTAGCCTAGATGCGATTCTGGACTTCAAAGCCCCCCCGAGTCCACCAGTGGCCTTTCCTAGGCCAAAGAGGGCCAATAGACCCGCTGTTACCCGAGTGACCAAACTAAGTTCTTTTCCGTTTTCGTCTTGGGTTTTTTGAATCTCTTCAATAGCGGGACCAAGATTGCCAACGACAGAAGAGGTTAACTCTTCCTTTGAAGGAACAACGATTCCAGTAAGCTGACCTTTTACTCCAGAAAGTTCCTGCTTCAAAGACTCTCTGAGAGATGCGACAATTTCGTCCTTCATGCTGTCTTCTTTAGATGGTTCAACAGGAGGGGCATCAAAAACCTCAAGAGACTTCGTTATTGCCACATACTGACTTCCGTGAATTCTCTCAAAGACAATTTCAATGGGGGTTTCTGGCGGAATCTTAGCCATTATTGACTTCTCGACTCGTCCAGCGATGAGGCTCTTAAGACCAAGCGACTGTTTCTTAACGAGAACCATAATGTAGAAAGAGGCAGGGTCGATACCTGCGGCTGTTACAAAAGAGTTGTAACGAATAGGCTGAGTTCTTTCATCAACAAAGTCGATATTGGCTTTGCCATCAAAGTATTCAGCGTTTGCTCTAGCAATTGGCCCTTTGATTGACTTAAGCAAAATCTTAACTGCTTCACCCCTTGTGTAGCCCAAGTCTTGCTTCTTGGCGACAATTATGATTGAAATGTTTTCCCAATCAACTTCTTGTTCGATAGGTCCCCGTTGTCCTAAATCGCCCTCAATTGGCGATACTGGAGCATCTAGGACCGGAGGAACAGAACCGGCATCCGGAACGGGGTTGTAGTCAGGAGTATCTGGTTCTACGATTTCTCCGTCTCTTCCATTACCAAAAAGAAGCATACCCAAACTCTTAACGCCCTTTACAATCCATCCCAGGACAGAGAGTTTAGCGCTGATGCTGGCGTTGTAGCCAGTCTTGTATTCTGAGCTACCACGAATCCAGATGGTGGGCAGTCCAGGAATATCCTTACCCGTCTTTGCTTTGAATTCCCGAACTAAAGCCTCGTTGGTCCATTTTCCGTTTTCGTTCTTGACCTTAATTCGATTAAGCCCGCGAGAACGGTAGTCTTGTTCCGTGATGTCCCTATCTAGAACCTTGCAGGCGGAACACCAGTCCGCCGTAAAAATAACCACATCAGCAGTTCTACCACGTTTGGGCGCGGGGACAACATCCCCACCTGAAGTAACAGCAGCGATTGCTTTACTTGTTGACCCCCAACTACTGAAGTAAGACTTGTTACTAGTCAAGGGGACATCAACAGCCTCAGTGATTCCAACAACCTCATCGTCTTCATTAAGTAGTGGTCCACCAGAGTTACCCGGAGAAACACGCATTGAAACAATGTTAACCTCGCCCTTTCCGTCACCACTAATTACCCTACCGTAGGTAACAGCATAGTTTCCGCCAGGGAAACCAACGGTATGAACAAGTTCGCCAACTTTTGGCTTGTTTTTAGAAACCTTAAAAGAGGGGTATGTGTTGTATTTTGAGTTGGGGGCCATTTTGTACACAATCGGACCATCTTTGGTCGGAGAAGTGTAGATTAGGTCGCACTCAACATTCCCGTAGTTCTTGCTTTTCAGTAGTAGTTTTTTACCTAGATTACCAAGACAGTGCTTGGCTGAGAATAGGTAGTTTCCATTAACGATAAAGCCAGTACATCCAGGCAACTGAACAACTCTAGCATCCGTGTTGATCGTTTCGGTCTTTTCCGCATGGACTACTGAGCCAATGAGCATTGCCGAAATAAAAAGTAAAGCCTTCATTTTTCCTACCTTCCGTCTATTGTGAACAGATATTGAATTAGTGGAGACCTGGCTAGGTCTGCGGGTGACACCCTGTCGTCTGCCAAGTACGGAACTGGGTCCATGTAGTTCTTTCTTAGCGAAACTGTGACCGCTGTTGAGCAAACTTTTGCTTCAGCGACATCGTCATCGTTTCCAATCCGTTGAAAAAGTCTTACTCCGGGGACGTACCTTAAGAACATCTTAAATATATTTGACCATCCGTAAGGCTGACCCGTCCAATTGATTATATCCCTGGTTACTGCTCCTCCTACGGTTTTTGTGTACTCTTTTCGAGAAGATTCAGTAAAAATGTCGCATTTGTCGTCTACGTTAAGTATATCGAAATCAATCTTTTTAATTGGGCGAAATACATCAATCTCTTCTGGTAGTAATTTTACTTGATTCGCCAAAGAAACCGTTCTGCCCCCCATGAATTCCCTAAATTCAACACATTGCCAATCCCCTCCGTCATTATGAGCAACAGCAACGTGGCTATGGACACCTCTTGTATATCTTTTAAGTAGAAAGCTTATGATGCCCTTGCCCCTAAAAAGCAAGATATCTCCCTCTTCTAGGACGTCCTGAGCATCTGCCCAGGGTATCATTTTATGATCATGCATCTTTTTCTTCTCCCGCTGTAATTAAAAAACCGTCTGATAATTTCAACACAGTAACTCTAATAGTAACTAGCTCACCAGAAAATGCCTGTATTGTTGAATTGAACTTATCCACCATTCCCTCTTCATTTAAGTCTTTTAGTCTTTTTATTTTAAGCTCTATGGATTTTCTTAGGTTTTCCGTTGGATAAAAAACATCTAGAACCGACTTAGAAAATATCTCCATTGGATCAAATCCGTATATGTCACCTGAGTTACTTCTGGCTGAAAGTATGTTCATTTCCGGTAAATGACCCACTTTTAGTATTGTGATTGCAGAAGGAATGTTGATCTTCTCTTCCATAATTAGTATTTTCCTATTTTGTTTATCTATCTCTTTGGTTATTATCTCTATTCTCTTAATAAAGGTCCTAATCTCAATTTCTGAATTCATGCCTTGCATCTTTAGTGAATGAACCGACTCAAGAAGTTCCCCAAGAACCAGCCCTTCCTGCTTCTGCATGGTTGATGAGACGTGAATTATAACTAAAAAACAACAACCTATGTATAAAGAAAAATAAAATAAGGAGGCCCGCATTAATCGCTCCCTGTGTAAATGTTGAATCAATTGTTGCTGTCATTCTCTATTTGTGTTTTTTGATATCTTTTCGTGTAGTTCCTCTATTGATGGTAGAACGTATTTTTCATAATCACGCATATGAAAACCATCTCTTCTGTATAGCTCCAGCTCTTGTTCAATTTTTAATATCTTTGAGTGAATGACAGATATTTCGTTTGAGTTTTGTATTACGTCTTCCTTTGTCTTAAGATTTTCTTCTATCTTTTCCTTTAGGTTATTAACTATTTCACTGTTTCTAACCATAGATATCTGTAACTCGCTAAGTTGGGCAGAAACCCCGGTAAACCACCAGAACATCCCCATACTAAGTACGGTTCCAATTCCCGCGAGTGCGCCAAAAACAATCTTACTGGCAGTTACGGACTCTTCGTTTTTGACAGGCATAATAAAACCCCAAAAAAAGGGGCCGCCCACCATGAGGCGGGACAGCCCTCTTGTTATTGTTTAGTATTACATACCTGTTCTGGCGGAGTAGTCATCCTGCTTAGGATCTTTCGCGCCATACATGTAAGTAAGCTCACCAGGAACAACACTAGTTCCAACAGCACCATCTGGAACGGCAGTTTCCGAACCCGTTGCTGGATCGTAGAAGCTAGTGGCATTCATAGCGGTAGGAGCAACACTCCAGTTTGTTCGCTGCCCGGAAATACCCAGTGGCATCCATCTTTGTGCAGCAAAAGCGGTAAGAGTCTTACCACCAATAGGCTTAACAGAAGCTCTATTGCCGTCAACGGAGGCATCGTTACCGTTCAGAACCAAAGCAGTGCTTGCACTGTTGTTGATTTTGTTATTGGCTTGGTTACCAATAATCATGAACGCGGACTGATCGTAAGCAAAAGTACCCGTAGCAGCCAAAGCTTCCACCGTATTGGCAGTGTCTTTAGGAGCTGTTCGTCTAGAAACACCATCGACACCCTGATCTTTAAGATCAAACGTTCTGGTAATCGGGCTACCGGCAGTCGTCGTTGTGGCAGAGGTGATACCAATAACGGCCCCACCAATAGACTCAACGGGGGACGTGTCAGTGTTGTCAGTCGTACTTACTTTGTAGCTTGAAGGAATTGTCATTTGTTTTCTCCATGACCCAGCCTTCTATTCCTTTTTTTCCTAAAAATTAGAGTTCCTTATCCTAATTGTTAATACACCCAGAACCAAACCTCTACACATCTTCTGAAGAGATTATTAAATACTGTGCGTCCCTCTTGCAGGTACTTAGTTCCATATCGTATTGTTCATCGACATCTTCATTGGTTACGAGGCATTTTACTATGTTTCCGTCTGTGACTGAGTAAACTACCGCCCATCTCTTATGTTGAATGACATTATCGTACATATCATCAGTAGAACCCTTAAGGGTAACATGAGATTTCCAGCCTGGTTCGACTATACTATCCTGTATTTCCTGTCTAACTTCCCTAAAATTAAATAGTTTTTCAACACCAATAAAGAATCTGTAGCGAGAAAGTGACTTAAAAGCACCTATTCCACTAATGTTTTCGATGTCTTCAGCGATGCCTTGGGTTATTTCGAAGTTGGTGTGACCAACCCAGCACTCAAACATCCTGAGTGGTGACATCGGATCGTCCATAGTAAAGAAACCATAGGGGGTCCTAACTTTTGGTACAATGCCTAGGCCAAAATTTAAAAAATCTAGTTCCGGTTCTCCCTCCTCCGCAAAAGGCGACTTTTCTTTTGTATTTTCTTCAATCTGTGGGATTTCCGTTATTGGTTTATCTTCCCAGGGTTCCCAAGCTATTTTATTTGTCATGATGAAGCCTTATACTTTGAATTCAGAAGGTCTAATGACTGGTCCGTCCTTTTTTTTGGCGAACATATTTATAAAGTTTTGTCTAGACGCATCGTCGTCTATCGAATCAGAAACTCCTTGTAATAACTGCCGCCCTATTTCCCCGGAGATTATCATTTTTAGCATTTCAGAGAAAGCTTCAATGTCATCAGCGGAATAATTTACGGCAATCTCTCCGTTTTCTAATAGATTTAGACTTATGTGGGTTTGCGGTGATTCATTATCGGTCATTCTGTTATCCTTTGTCTTTTCCCATCTTGTTATACCAGTAAGCCGACTGTTGTGCGTTTAGTCCTTTTGTGATATGTTTAGACCTAAAATCTTTGATTGACTCTTCTGTGATTTCTTGGTCCGGATCACCAAAATTAACCATAACAACACTATCTGCCGTCTTTACGCACACAGAGAAAGCCTTGGGGCCATCTTTGTTTACGAGGGGTTTATTAAGCGGTATCTGAACTAGTGAGGACTGAGGTGACTCCGGAGAAGAGTATTCAATCGATGCCGACTTTGTTACGACCAGAAAACTCTCCTGAGAGAGGAACACGGCAAATTCTTCCTCAAGCCCCAAGTCAACACTCTCTAATTTACTTAATGCTTGAGCCTTGGATTGAGTAATTACCTCAATATCTTGCTCACAGTTATTACATCCTTGGCAAAACTCTTCTTTTTTTTGCGAATTAAAATAAAGTACCTGCCTAAGTTCAGCCATATCTTTTCCTGGCATCCAGAAAACCGCGCCAGTATCTGTTTCATGACTGTGGATCATTTCCAAACCAAGCTTTTTGGCTGACTCTTTTGCTTCTTCTTGTGTTTCGAACTGGTATTTTTCTGACTCGCCTGTATAGTCCTCTTCTTGCACTTTGTCCATATTGGCTTTTGCGTACTCTAGTCTTTCACTATAGGTGAAGACACCCCTAAGACAAGGATTAGATACACATCTGTTTGTAAAATCACCCTCTGTTTCAGAACTTCTTCTTTTTGGACCATCGTTTTTCATTGTGTTGCTCTCTATTTTTTATGTAGATAACTTATTATAAGATGTCTTTAACGTTTTTTTCTGACTACTTATATTACCTTTAATAACTTTTGGGCTGACTCTTTCCAGGTGAAATCACTGGCAGTTTTAATACCTTCTTCGTTTTTATTTAGTTCTCCATGTTGTTTCTTCTTGTGTATTGCTCTCATATGTTCTGAAATCTGATCAATATTTTCATTTTCTATCTTATGCCAGTCACCCTGGCCATTAAAAAATACACCATCATAAGCGAGTTCTAAGTCAGGTAAATCAATTAACATGCTGTTTTTATTGTTACAGAACTCAGTATGTCCCGTAACGTTAGTTGCTATAACCTCTTTTCCGCATGACATCATTTCCAAAAGCTCTAGATTCCAGCCTTCCGCCCTTGCGGGAAACACGCCACAATCCATTTCTTTCATTATGTTATACACCTGTTCCTGGGTTTCAACCCTCTTTCCAAACTTGATTTTATTACCAAGCTTTGTGTTGATATAATATGTCATCCACTCGTTTGATTGGTGGGGTTTCAAGAACACATTTTCTGAAAACATGTGTAACTCAACATCATCGGAAGGCTCAAAAGCATCATTAAAGGCTTTTATTAGTACATCATGCCCTTTACGGACTTCCCACTTACCATAATTAACAAACCTTGTGGGACCCTCTCTGTTGACCGGTACGTCCCTAAAAACCCCCCTGTCAACCCCAAGAGGCACAACGTGAACCCTGTCTTCCGATACTGAACATTGGTCTAGCACGACCTTCTTAGCCCACTCAGAACAAACAATTAATTGATCTGGGTATTCTAGGTTATGCTTCTCTGTTTCGTTAAACCTGTTTAGTTCAAAGATAGGAAACCCTATAGTTGGTCCACTACCAGTAAAGCCAGTCATGTCGAACTGATGCCACACCTTCAAAGAAGGAGCGTCGTAATGAAACTCTTTCCTAAAGGATTCGACTTTTGGTTTAATGTAGTTAAACCTTGGTTCAGCAGAAAACTGACTAATACAGTTGGGCTTTACGTCAATTAGTTTACTTAGTTCTTCAAACAAAAAACACCCAACATAACCATATGACATGGTATTGAAGGGCGCTATCATATTTAACTTATTCATAATCTGGCATCATTCCTAGTTCTGCAAGGTGTACACACAAAACATACATTACTTCGCTTGGGGATTCGCTAATCTTTCCGTCCTCTATCTCTACTTGATCGAATGGACACTTTTGGTGCATTGCTAGGGCAATATCGTGGGCTTTATAAAGGTAGTCCCTGTCTTTCGTATTGTTGTAGTTTCTAATATGTCCAATAAAATGAACAGAGTTACTTATTGTGTTTGGGTTATAATAAAAACTAACTAGGTCGGCAGGATCGATATCTGTTGGTAATGACATTATTTTTCTTTATTTTGTTTATGTTTATGTTTAAATATGACCCCAACGGGATTTGAACCCGTGTTGCTGGCGTGAAAAGCCAGAGTCCTAGGCCACTAGACGATGGGGCCTTGTGCGTTTATATAGATATTATATCGTAGCTAAACACAAACAAACAAGAAAAACTCAGCTAATCCAGAAAAAACGGCTTTTTTAAAAGGTCTGGCCTCGGAGGAAAGGCGGGCTTCGGAAGGGGAACATACCCTAGGTCTTCAAGGGGTTTAGATTTTCCGTCGCTATAAACATAGAAGTCATCATAGTAGTCGAACACGTCTATACTCTCTTCGAACTGTTTATCTATTATAAACGCATATCTCCTAGAGGACTCGACAGACTCCCACATCATCATAATGCTCTTCTTTTTTTGTTCCCAAATATCAATATCAATATTTTTAAAGTGATCTGAAATTATCCACTCCATCATTTCAAAGGCTCTCGGGGTCTCTATGGTTCTTTTTACTTTATGCCTAATCCTGTTTATTGAGTAATAAGAATAGTCACCGTCTTTCTTATGTGTGATTTTACACCTATCTAGGATTCTTCTGGACCTCTGATTCATTTCTTCGCCAACATGGTATGTAACCCTAGAGTCCTCGTCAACCGGATCAATCCCGGCAGTCCAGTCACGTTGCAGATCTCTCTGGATTTGTGGGACGTTAACAATCTCAATCTTTAAAGTAAAATCTTCGCGTGTTTGTGTCTGCATCATGGAGGCAAGCAGTATTATTGTGTACATAAATCAAACCTCGTTGTATAGTTTTTTCATATCCATGAATCTCCAACGGTTATGATCATCAACCTCATCGGCTGTATCAACATGCTTCAAGTAGGCGATCAAAGACTCCCAGTCGTCAAAATTAAACTGTGGAGGGTTTACTCCAGCCCACCAATGCGGAGTCTTCTCTCTACCGCCTTTTATTACCGTAAGAACAGGTTTCTTCTGGTATGCCGCAGCATGACAGGACTCCATATAGGACCCGCAGATGTGTGCCTCTGTGTCTAAAAAGAAGATTAGGAAGTGGGCTAGGTCAACAAACCTCATGTCTTCATTTACTACAGGTTTCATACACCCATGAAGCCCATCGAAATCCCCATCGGCGGCAAGCTTTTCTTTTTTTGTGCGAAAATTAAGATCTTCAGTAAGAACCCCTGGCTTATCGCATGGATCAATAACTCCGATATTCATATCGAATAAGATAGGCTTAATCATATCTCGCCATTCTGTGGCTTCCCCCCAGGCGACTCTATCCATTGGTCCACTACAGTAGCATATTGATTTATATAATCGATTCATTAGCCTTTTACTCCATGAGTGTTACCAACCACAAACGCACTAGCTTTCATCCAGTGACTGTTCAAAACAAGCTCAATACCATCACCGCGTCGAAGAGAAAACCCCGCGTGTTTACGATCCCAAAATATCTCGTATACAACACCATCCGATTCAGCGATTGGTTCGGGAGCGTAACTTCGAGGACTATCAACGCTCCTTTGATTAGGAAACTTAACTAAATCCCCCTCGTAAATATCATTACCTTCATTATCTATTAGTCCGGTAAATACTTGGACACCACCCATTCCGTCCAATGACGGGTCCGGTAGTTGCTCATACGAAGCGAAGAAGCTGGATAGGTTGAAGTAATGCTCCGACTTCGCAAAACGATTATTGATTAAGTATCGGTACTTAGGGTTAGTGTCTTTAGAGCAATTCATTATGGTGTCCTACTTATCTGGATGGATTCTCATGTACTCTTCCATGATGTCCTCTGATGAATATATTTCCTCATTCGTAGAAATCTCAGTTGGTTCCCTATCCATAACGAACCCTCTTTCACTCACAACGAAACAAGGGGCTAACTCAAGGTCCTCATCAAAGGATAAGGCCAATGCCCTAACGCTAGCCTCAAAGGGTTCTCGCGCCATTAGAACTCGTTTGAGAGAGCCTGACTGAACATAGAACTTATTCATTATTTTTCTCCGTCACTGTTTCTTCACCGGTTGACTCTGATC